TTTTGACGGTGCCCCAGAGTGACATTTAGTAATTTCTCCCGAATGTTTTGAACATGAAGAGTTCGTAGTGTGCACGCCAGAATTTCGTGCATCCGCATAGGCATATGCTTGAACTCGGTTCCGCGTGTTTTTGGAACCACGCGTAGTACCAGTTAGGGATTTTCATTAGAAGTGGTCGATGAGGCCAGGTACGCTGTATGTCGGCATCAGTCTTGCCACCTGTGAGTCGTGGCAAATGTCCATGATGATTTGTGCGCTCCACTGCGTTGCGTCGGTTGTTGCCAACGCTCTGCTTAGTGTTTCCTGTGTTTTGTCGGTGATGAACGTGGCATTCAGTGCCGGTTCACTGCCGAATTCCTCCGCGAGGTGCCACCAGTCCAGTGGCTGACTCGCTGTTGATCTGAGCACGCCGGTGATTTCGTTTGGCGTGTAGCGGTATTCCGCCCACCTCTCCTGATATCCCCATGTGTCCTCGCTCCATGTGTTGTTGGCTGTCTGGTACAGTTCCCTTGTGTGTACGGCCTGCTCTCCGAGCATTGCGAACACTGGGAAATAGAAGTCCAGTCGTGTTGATCGCATCCAGTGCTTTCTCGTTCCCTGTTGATAGGTCGGTGTGGACCTGACGGCCGCAAGGCCGATGATGTATCCGTGCTCCACCGCGGCATAGGTGAATGTCCGCTTACTACCCTGGGCGTGCATTTCTGCGCCCAAGTTTCCGATTGGTGATGCCGCGTCCGCCGGGTCGGCGTCGTAGGCTCCGGTCTGTGCAATTGGGTTGATCGTGATGGGGATTTTGCTTCCTCCCAGATATTCCGGTCTTTGCAGTCTGTAATCCGGGCTTCTTGTTCCGAAGTGGCTGAGGAGTTGTTCGACATATCGGCTTCCGCCTCGAGCGTCGCGCTCGAGCAGTTTTTGTGTTTGGAATGCCAGTCGTATTGCGTTGATTGTTGCGCTTGTTGCTGCGCTGAGGTCAGCCAGCAGTGCTGTCTCGCTCCATGTCAGTTCATTCACGCTTCCGGTGCTTCCGAGTACCAGCGGTGATGGTGTTCCCGCTGCGGTCTGGATTGGATATGCAGTGCCTGCATTATTTCGCTTGAATAGCGGTACGTAAGGGGTTGTTGCGTTCGGGTCGCCGATGATCGGCGCAGTTGTCCCCAGAGGCATCGTGACCGCGTCGCCTTTCTGTGCCCACGGCAATGATGCCGTGATGTAGTCGTGTCGTTTGTTGATTCGAAGGGGAAGTTGTTCCCATTTCGTTGAGGTTGTTGTTTCCAGTGTGATGGTGTTGCTGTTGGCAGTCGTCCAGGACGATGACCATACCCATGGTTCCTGTAGGTTCTGGTCCCTGAACCACTCATTGAAGATTGTGAAGTATGCCCATATGGGTAGTACGTTGATTCTGAAATCGTTGGTTACGTAGTTCTGAGGCAGGATGCCGAAGTGATCGAAGACTCCGCCCGCTATGACGGTGTGTCCCACTGCGGTGGTCTGAGGTTTGATTGTCGGTAGTGTTGTGGAGGTGTTCACGCCAGTGATGAAGTCCTCCCATTTGTCGTTGTCCCATGTGATTCGATTCGGGACGAAGAAATAGAATGTTTCGAGGTCCATGTCGTCGATGATTGGCGCGATCGGCGTGGCCAGTCGCGCCGCTATGTGTTCACTGTGCTGCCATGTGTCGCCGGGCAGCACCTCTTCGCACATGATTGGTATGAGTTCTGAGGCATTGAATGCCTGTTTGCGTGTTTGCTTCATCCGGAATTTACTTCTCGGAATTTCCGCCCGTGGTATGACGGCGAAATTGTGCTGTTTGGCTGTTTTGTTGCGTAACATTGTGTGTACCTCTTGGTGGATCGCTTACATTTCTTGAAATGGAACGTTGTGTCTGTGTTTACTCGTGTGTTTGGTTTATCGGTAACCTCTCTTTGTTTGGCTCTTCTCTTCTTCTCCGGTTGCGCGAACGTAGTGGAGCGCAACCAGGCCGCCGAAGGTGGCTTTTGCCGTTAGGTGTACGGCTTTTAGCGCGTCTATATACCCTCTTTGGTTTTTACGCGTGCGCGCGCGTTCTCCGCGCGTGCGCGCGATTCCTCTCTAGTCATTGGCTTTGCTCTTGCTATGCGCTGTTCCTTTATTTCTCCTATTCTCTTTTCGTCTTTTGCTTTGAGCCATTTGTCATACGCTCTTGGCGGTTTTTGAGGTTTACCGGTTATTATTACGTGGTCGTGGTTGGCCACTCCTTTGTGCCATTTTTCCCACCACTCTTTCCCTAGGTTGCGACTCATAAATGCCCGCGGCTGTATTAGCGGGATGAGTTCGCCGGTTTCGTCGTCTGTTCTTACGTATTGCTGTTTGCGTCGTAGTTTCTTGACGACATAGCTTGCGGTGTAGCGTGCTGTGGCAACGCATAACTTCCCGACTCTGACTTGTCCGAGACCCCAGAGTTTTTCGAGTGATGGTGATATCCATAAGGGCATTTCGCCCTCCCGCACAACTATTCCGTCCTCTGTGAAGTCGTGTCCGAATAGGCACACGTGATAGTGCGGTCTATGTGTTTTTCCTCCGTACTCTCCGACTGCGTAATAGCGCAGTGGTCCTATTTGCTTCCGCAATCTTTTCCAGAATTTCACGAGATGACTGTAGTCTAGGCTCCCGTATTGGGGCATGAGTTCGTCTGTGTACGTCAGTGTTAGGAAACAGTTTGTTTCCCATAGTGTTGCCTCGTGTGTTATCCGAATTGCTGTTTGTCTTGCGTATTCCTCTCTGCATAAGATGCAGGTTCCGCATGGGATCGTCAGTCCCGTGTAGGGTTCGACGTGGTATTCCTTGTCTGTTGTCTTCCAGAAACGAACGCGCCCTCCATTGGAGGGCGCATAGGCTCGCAGCGGTGCTGCGCATGCCATTAGAGTCTTATTCCGCCCCGCATTACCATGCTTGGGCTGTTGATTGCTTTGGTGTTTCGTCGTTTCCTGTTGAAGCTTTTGGCGTACTTCTTTCCGTTGACTGGGCGTCTGCGCATGTCGATCTCCTTGCATAAAAAAGGGGGCCTGTACAGCCCCCTTATAGCAGCCTCCCGGCTGCCTGACCATTCCCTTGCTTGATAAGAATGGTCCTGATGACACCACCTGACTTAGTCAGTGGTTGTCTCTATCAGACAGTCCTCCAGGTCCTTGAGGTACTTTTTGAGCCTCGCGCCCTTCTGGAGGTGTCTGGTCCGCATTAGGCGGTTAGTGGGTGTTGGGGTCCGATACCAGTCCTGAATCCGCCCTATGGTCCTCTGGCGCTGTTCCTCCAGGCGATCCCGTTGCTTCTGCGTTTCCGGGTCTGTGGCCTTCCCGAATATTGCTTCGAATGAGCTCGGCGCAACCGCAGACTCGGTATTTTTCGGCCTCGATGTGTCCGTCTTCCTTGATTTCGGCGAGGGTCCAGATTTCGAAATGGTGGGGTGCTTTCGCGATGTCTTCATTGTTGGTTCCCATGTTTATGGTTTTGGCGATTGCTGCCATTACGGTTTTGTCGTCCGGGGCCGCAAACGGCACCATGAAATAGTCGATTAGCCGGTCTCTTATGGCGTAAATCTTCATTTCGCGTCATCCTTTTTTGGTTCGGTCGTTTTGACCGGCTTTAGTATGTTTGTTATGTCGTCTGCTTGCAAGTCCATCAGTTGCTCGATGGGGAGCTCCCGCAGTTGTGGCGGTAGCTTTTGGACGTAGTCTTGGACGCTTCGTGATTGTTCGATCACACCCCGGAGGTCCTCCGGCATTTGCGTCCAGTCTTGATACTGGGGGTTTGGGGGCATGGTGTTTGCCTGCACCCCCATTGTCCTCACAATGATGTTGATATCTGTGTCCCGTGCTCCCGCTTGATCGGCGAGGCTCGGCATTGTGTTGCAGAATTTTGCTGCTTCTTTTCGTGCGTAGTATGTGGACATTGTTATCTCCTGATGATTTTGAGTATGAACTGGATCCATTTGCTTTCGCTGCCGAAGGCTTCAGCGAATTTTGCGTCGACCTCGGCTTGTGATAGGCCGAGTCGTTTTGCTTCCTGCTCGATCTTTGCGGTGTCGTAGAGGATCGGTTGCAGTTTTTCGAGTTGGTCGTTGGTGAGGCGTGCGGTACGCACCTGTTCTTCCGTGAGGTTCATTTGGTGAAATAGGTTTTTCACCTCTTGTGCGGTTTTCTGAATACCCGCTTCGATGGCTTGCTCCTCTCCTGCAACCTTTCCTGCTGTAACGTTTTTAAGGTTCGTGTCGGATTCCACGTTACCTCTCTGCGCAAGCAGTAGACGGTTTTGCAGTTCCATTTGCTCCAGTGATGCCCTTTGCGCCCTCATGGCCAGGGCGCTGTTCACCGCTCTGCCGGTAACGCTTTGCACCTCCGCCCTGGCGCCGCTGGCGCTGCTTGCTCCTCCTTGGCTGTAGGCCAGCATCGGATTCATCCCTGCGGCTAGCAGGTCTTGGGTTCTCCGTTGTACCTCGGTTGCGCTCATGCGTTCTTGAAACGCCATCTGCTCGCGTGCGAGTTTTTTGTTTTGCTTGTTGGCGGACGATTGTCCGAATATGTCGGTTGCTGCGCCGATGGCGTCCCCGATGATTGGGAAATCATCGAGGACACCGCCGATAGCTTTACCTACCTTTTTGACGGTGCCCCAGAGTGACATTTAGTAATTTCTCCCGAATGTTTTGAACAT